CGGGGAAGGGATTACGATTAAAAACGTAACCCGAATCCATCTTATCCCGTATTGGAATTTTTCCCAATCTCAACAGGCGATCGGGCGGACAATCCGCCCGACGTCCCACACCGCCTTAATTCAAAATATCATTTGTCAACTCCTCGCCAACCATTTCAACATGGACGCTGTCACTCTCCGCTTCCACCACCTGGTGGGGTTGATCCGAGAATTTACCCTCGAGTTTCCCCGGGGGGAAGAAGAGAAAAGCCAAGCCGACTATATGGAGGAACAGGCGAACCTGGTGGACCTGGTCGACAAACTCCAGGTGAAGAAGCGAGTCGGTAATGTCCTTTTCGTTATGTGGACTGACACAATTAAAGTAGCGGTCTTCCACCATGTCGCGGTGGGGTCTCGCGAGCCTCCTTACCCCTCGGATTACCGCATGACGCAAGATGTCCATGTGTTTAACACTGCTGCCAACAAGTATGTCGAAACCGACCAAGTTTTGCGGTTTTTAAAAGAGATTTCCTTCGATTGCCCCCTTACGTATCCAAAAAATGTAGTAGAGGGGGACACGAATTACCAGTGTCTGACCTTCCCGGAGGCAGAGATCAAGAAGGATTCGGTCTGGGATTATTCGATTCCCCCCGACCAACTTCAGTATGATACTTACGATCTGTACTACACCGACCGCGGCGCGATTGTTACAAAAATCGTCGCCGCGTTTTCGAATACCTCTATTATGTCGTTTCAACAGATTCTGGACACCGTAGGGGAACGACCCAACCCGCTTCTAGGAGCGCTTCAATCGTTGATCGGCCAAAACTATCGAATCCCGAACCGGTTCGGGTTTTTATGTTGTTTGCGCGAAGACCGGGATATGTATTTTCTCGTCGATCTTCGCAACGCGTTTCGGGGGGATCAGACATACGAACACGCGATTTATTCGGCGATCCCCTTGCTTACTTACCAAACATCTCTGCAGAACTTGAACGCGCTTCGGATGATGACAGACGACGAGTCGACGGGGACGTTGGGGACGTTTTGCGAGAACCCATTCTCCGAACCAACCTATCGACAGTTGAGCGTCAATACTCAAATCCGTCTTCTGGAAAGGCTTTATAGGAATAAGGGCGATGTCCCGGTCCCTCCCTTTGTCTCCGATCTCTGGGCAAAGAATTTTTACCGAATGGGCGATACAGTAGTCGTGCACGTATTGTTTCCTAAGTTCCACGCCGAAGTCGGTTCGGAGTACAAAACTACGCTTAAATATACGGGCGACATGCGGGTGTTTGATCTTGCTAGAGGGTGGCGGAATGCTTTCCCCGATGAAGAAGCGAAATACCTCCTTGAAGTTGTAGCGCAGGACAAAAATAAACCCCCCTTCGAAGTTATTCACTCGTCCCCGGAGCCGAACCCTGAGCCGGAGGCGACCGCAATAGAAATAGCACCGCTTGAAGACGACTGGGGAGACTTGGAGGACGACACAGATTAAAAAACCCTGGGTCTTTTTTTTCCGCACAAAATGTGCGGAAAAAAAAAGGGGACTAAGAAAAAGTACCCAGCTGGGCTCCGCTCCGCGGTTACACATCCATGATCGTTTCTTCGTTGACCACGGACATCGGCATGTTTTTGTATCCTTTTCCGGTATAGCGGTTGTACAGATCGCGAAAGGCGTCGCTGAAGAAGCCATCGAGACGGAGGCTGTCTCTTCCGTAGCGTGATTGGTTGACAAGCGGGACGTTTGGATAGTATTTAATCGGAATGTCTCCCCGATAGGGGTCGGCCAACATTTTAATAGGGTCTTTTAACTGAACCCGGGGCGGGTTCACCATATAGCTGTGAGAAATAGGATCGGCAACATCGATATTATAGGGGGTCACCCCTTTAGACATACGTGGCATCAACGGTCTGCCTTCGCTACCGTTCATGGCGAGTCTTTGGGCAGGGACGAGCGGGATCGCCGTCTTCTGGTCGCCGCTGTCCACAAGGTCGGCGAAATGCGCCGACGGAACCCGGTTCTCATTGCCTTCGACCACCGCGTAACTGTCGTCGATCGCCCCCATCTGATCGACAGACCCGATTCCACTTCCTAGAGCGCCGATGTTTGACATCATATTCTCCCTCGTCGTGTTACTCATTAAAATAAAGATTGCAACCAGCAAGATCGCGCCAACTACAATACACATGCTGACATCTTCCATTTAACAATTACCTTAGAAAAAAAAATAAGCTTAAAAAATTTAAAAAAAAATTAAGGAAGTGAGTCCGTCACTAGACTCGAAGAGTCTGATGTTAAATTTTCATTTTTTAATTTTTCGAAATCGATGGCAATCATCTGAAGCAGCGTCGTTTCCCGTTCCGCTAAGATTTTAACATGGGTTTCTAAAATTCTCAAAGGTTCTGAAAAGTCGCACGACCGCCAACTCGACAAATATTTCGCCTGATGAAATTCTAATGCATTTTTCAAAAGTTGGAGGCTTTCTTCCACATCTTTAATGGAGGCGGTGAACCACTTGAGTGATATTTCGACCGGCGGCGGGAGACTTCGGTGGCTCAGAGCGACGACCAACGTTCGCCAACACTTTAGCTTGGCTTCCAGATCCAGAAGCGCAAGCGACTGTTGGACTTGGATCATCCCGGGAGGGTGGTTTCGACCCGAATTCATCAAAGACGCTGCCAATAGGGTGGCGCGTTGGATAATTCCGGTGGCAATCGTGGGAACTAAATGTGAGGCCATAGTTTCCATTTTTTTTTCTTTTTTATTATAAGAGATGGAGAAAAAAAAATGGACGTGTTTGGGAATCTTAATAGTATTAGTCGTTATTTTCTTATATTTATTTAGGGCAACAGAGTCGTATAAACCGCCGAACCCCGCTGTTCAGTCGCCGAAGGCTTCCGGGTTCGGAGGGCAGAACGAAATTCTGTCCGCGACGCCTTCGGCGGTCCGGGACTCCGCGAATGGACCCGAAGCGGAGCGACGCCAAAGGCGGGTCGCGGAAGCTCCCGAAGCCTCCCGGTGCGGCTGCGTTTTCGATATCGACCACACGTTAACCTGCGGCGATCCAACGAGCGTTATTCAAATGTGTAAAGACAACGGGTGCGTTTTAGGCTTAAACACTGCGCGCAATAGGCCTTACGCCGATGATGTGCCGCTTAAAGAACAAGGGTTTCCGCCTAACGTGCTGAATGGCGATGATTTTGTGTACAACCCGAACGCGACGCACGACAACGTCGTGGCGGTCAAAGTTGAAGGACTCCGGTCCTTCCAACATAAATGGAGGATTAATTCTCCGTCTAAAATTTTATTTTTTGATGACAGTTTCTCGAATATTGAAGGCGCCAACGCAGCCGGGTTCAGAGGGGTGTGGTGCCCGAGGACCGATTATCAGTGCGGGGTGGGCGCTGATCAAGAAACGCTAGCTGCTAATTTTTTTCGCCAGGAGATCGCGGAGGGATCGGTCACTGACCGGGTGGTCGGTGGTGATTTGGAGGGCGGTCGAGCGGCGGATCTACGAAGAGGCGGGCCATCAAATGTCCGCTCTTCCCGAAGATCAGTCGCAACTTACTAAAGAGTAGGTCGGCCTGGTACCATTGCTTTTGAGGAGGTGAAAACTGCAGACGTCGTACAAACAAGTGTTGGGTGCTATCTGAAACCCGGCGCAACAGCCGACAGGTATCGAACAATACCGCTTGAACCGCGGGGACGGGCAGCGGTGGTTCTTTATGGTCGAAGCACAACACCGGAGATGGTTGGGCAAGTAGGGGGAGACGGCGTACTCAATAATGAGTTGAGCTGTGTCGGCCGCTGTGAACGCCAACAGAACTTCCAAGAGCGAGGGGGCGGCGACCCGCCTGGGCGGGTCGAGTTCGATGTCTTTGATGACCTTACATCGGTCAGCCGTGAGCTCGTAAGCTGTGGCGTTGAATTCCAGCCGCGTGGAGGTGGGGATCTTTTGGTAGGCAGTCCACACACACACATCGAGGGACGTGGTGGGGACGAGGGGTATCAACACCCTGTCGGGGACGTTGAGCATCTTCTTGACTGCTTTGAAAAAGGTTTTCTTTCCTAAGAGCTGGAACAGATCGTATCCGCTGATGAGGAGCGTGTCGATGGCCCAATCGCTTCGCTCCGGCGAAGCCGTCCCTTCGGTTTCCGGGGCTCCAACGACTTCGTCGTCGCAAACATCAAAACGGAAAGTTTTGGCACACTTTAAGTGTGAGTTTGTGGTTGGTCGGGGGGGGGGTAGACGGTAGTCGCGGCGAAATCGCCGCTTCCAGAAATGGACGAGAGAGTCGGGGGGGGTGTATCCCTTTTGTAAGGCTAACTGGTGTTGGGTTCGTTCCCAGAGGAAGTGGCTGTGGAACAGATTCATTCCTTGGGTCGCTTCGCTCCCTTTCAGCAAAGTAGGGTTGATCCAAAATGATTCCAGGAGCGCACACATCAAAATAAAAAGTTTTGGCACACTTAAAGTGTATGTATATATATTTTTTCTTCTTAAAAAAAAAGAAAAAACCCTCGGTTTCCGGTCTTCGGGGACGAAGTGACGCAGTCACTAGTACGCTTTGAAGTATTGAGGCCATCCGCTGAACATGTTTTGGCCGATCTGGCCGCCGGTGCGCGGCCAGATCTCAGTGAGATAGTTTTCGGGGGAGGGGAAAATCTGGTCGGTGAAATTTGTAAACTTGATCGATTCTCTTGAACGGCACTTTTTGTTTCCTCCTACCACCAGGATTAGAAACACGGCGAGCGTCGTTCCGACGAGAGCCCAAAATAAACATTTGTTCGAAGACATATGTATATATATATATACATCAACACATTATTTGAATTGTTCTTTAGAAATAAAGTATGTCGGAATGGTTTTTGCTGACAGAATCAGTCAGGGCTAATACGCGTACCCGAAAAATCAATGTCAACATTTTTTTGGTGTGTTACAGAGTCACTGCCTACGTCACTCGACATAGTCACTCCGTGGTGGGTTTTTTATGTCCCATACGGACGTTGACAATTGAAACATTTCTGGTTGTACTTCCAAGAGGTGGGAGTTTGCGCGGTGTTAGACTGTTGGTGATAGCACTCGTGATAAGTCATAGGGCGAGAACCGCCCCACGGCGGCGGAATATCGCTGCCTTCTCCGAACTCTGGGGTACAGTCGGACGAGTTCCAATAACACGTTCCTCGGTAATTTGAATTTGGATCGGTTAAAAGGGATTCAGGCAGTGGAATTGGCGATACCGGTGGCCACCCGTTAGCGTTGTACTTCCGCCGATTTGCGCCGCCCGAAGAATCATCTCCACACCTATCTACATAGAAGTGGTAATCGTTGTTTAATTTCTTGAAATCTTCCGCGCATTTGGGAGAGGAACATTTATCGGGATGGATTTGGAGGGCGGTTTTCCTCCAATATTTTTTAAACTTGGTTGTCTTATCGTCTCCTTGGAGATTGTATTCTGATTCGAGGGTTCTACAGTTCTCGTCCTCTCCGCTCTTTCTTCTCCACTCCTCTTCCTTGTCGTCCCTTTCCGGTTCGTCGAGCTCCGCTACGGCCCAAGGAGGAGGCCTTTCTTGCTCGGCATTTCGTAAAGCTCGTGCGCGTTGGGCAATGCGGTTGTAATACGCTTTGCTCCTCCCTTTCACGTTTCTAGACGCCAATTGACGAGCCCGGATACACGCGGCCGAATTCCTTAACGGGGAGTGGTTACACTCCGCATTAAGGACAGCAAATGTCATATTGTCGCCGAGAAATCCCTCTTCACCGCACGTTTCCGCTATATGTTTGCGTTCATCGGAAGACGGGGCGGTGGAACCTTCATGATTACCGCACTTCGCCCGAGCACGGCGACGTCGCCGTTTCGCCGTCTTTTTCTTGCGGCGTGGCGATAAGCAGCGAAGCTTTTTCTTTGAAGAATTTTTCGGCGACCTCTCCAATTTTCGTTTATCGGCTGGGTTCTTCATGGCTTGTTTGTAAGTACTGCCATCGACTTCAATCACTCGGCCGGTTTTTGGATTACATACATATTTCCTAGCCATTATTATTATTTTATAACCTAGATAATTTCGAACAAACAAAGGAAAAAAATAAAACTTTGTTCTTCTACATAAAGAAGAATGTACGACGTCACAATCGTAATTGTTTTAGTATTGATCGGTCTAGTTCTCTTATACTCCACTACGGTATGTAACTTATCATGCGGCGAAAAAGAAGGCTACGGAGCACCTAACAATTATTGTCGGTGGGATTCCCGCCGATTTTGTACTCTTCCGAACGGAGAGGGTGGGAAATGTGTCATGAACGGTCTCTGCGTCCCCCAAATGTTGTTGTACGAAGGCGCGGACGAAAAAGGGACCGGGTGGCTGAGCCCGGCCTTGAGAGGGCATTCTCCCGTCGCCCCGACGTGGCGCTGGAAAGCAGAAAACGACCCGTCGCTCGGGTCGATTAACACCCTTGACGACATCGATTCGCAAGAACTTCGAAACGACTATTCCGACGCAGCCGTGATGGATTACGTGAATCTGAGGGCAGACGCCGATGCCGAGCAGACCGCTTGGGAAGATTCAACCGTATAGTGAAGCCCCGCTTCGGGGGGGCGGCTAAAGGTTTCCATGTGGCCGGACATCGCCTATGGCTCGCTTCGCTCCGGTTACCCGGCGGCTGGTAAAACAGTTGGTTTTGACAATACCACTTCTCATTCGGCGGGAACATTTTATCTCGGATTATAATACAAAGTATTACTAATACAAAGTATTATAAGGCTTTGCCTTTTACATTTTTCATTTTCTTTTTTTACACACACCGGGAGGGACTCTGTCCCTGATCTACAAAGCGGACACGGATTAGTTTATCTTTTATTAAACAAAAAACCAGGATGACAATCACTAACGAAGTCCCTGATCTGGCTTGCCGGTAAAAGCCCTCGCGCGCGTCCGCCGAAGACCGCTGGGCAAACTTCGTTAACTCCGGAGGGCTTCGCCGAAGAGACACGAACCACCTCCGAACCGGGAGCGACGCCGGAGCTCATTCCGCTCCTTACAAACATGGCATTTCCAATTGTTAAACCTTAAATTTAAAAAAAGGTTAGATTCTTTGGTTATTTTATAGGAAGCAACATCCTTCTTATTGGCCAGACACTTTCCGCTATAAATCAAAGACTGAAAAGCGACCGGGATCCCGGTCTTGACATAGATTTTATTTTTAAGATCCAAAATCGTTTCATCAGCACATGTGTCCACCGCGATGGTTTTTTGTCCATCCCGGAAGTGGTGAAAGCGGACAAAAATTTGTATCATCTCTGTTAATAAAAACTAACATCCTTCCAAAATATTTTTCATTTTTCAACACTAATACCGTCACTAAGTCACTTCGTGACTCC